GTTTATTACAAGCCTACATACGTGCGCGTGCCGGGAGGGCATAAGGCGATCTGTAAAGGAGTGAGCAAAGCTGAAGATTGGGGTAGGATATACACAACAGAAATGAGAGAATTTGCAACGTTCATGGGCTTCGTCCCAAATGCTAAGTTGATTGATCCCAATGTTTTGAGGAAAGCATTACCCGAGTTTGATTTCACGATCAATGAAAGGGCTGTGAATACATTCATTGAGTTGGTACCAAAATTCGAGACAGGAATGGGTATTCTGAGCGGAGATAGCGTAGTGTTGGAGAATCATAGTACACAGATCCTTGAGCGATGGGGTATCTTTGAACGAGAGGGAGAAACATTATGGCCTGTGTCACTTGAAGTTGGAGATGTTAATATAGAACCTATCCATGAGGTTGGTCTCGGAATCACTTTGGATGACACAAAAGTTCCTCTGAATACTGAAAATTTAGGGCTCATGATAGAGGCGACTAGACTTAATGACAAAACTTTAAGGGATGAGACATCTGTAGCTGCATGGTTTGCAGAGACTTTGATCATGGATGTTCCTGGTGATGGTTATTGTGCAGTTCACGCTCTTCAGAGAGCTCTAGAAGACATCAATATCTCTATGTCCTACGATTTCATATATACCTCTCTATGCTCCTTGGAGAAGGGAACGACGTCCTGGTTCAATGCTCAGACATTGAGGGAATTCTGTGAGAATATACATGTAAGGCTATTAATAAAGGATGTATCTAGACAATATGCTGTCTACTCATGGACAACGAATAATGACCTTCCTGTGATTGGACTCTGGGCTAATGGAGTCCATTATCAATGGTGTAAGCGAATTAAGCCACTTAAAACTGATTCTCCAGATATGGCAGCTCCTAGTGTTGCTAGTCATACAAGATCTCGGAAAAGTGTATCATTCACAGATGATAGCATTAAGAAGTCGATTGCTGACAACATTAAATCCCCGAAACCCAAATCAAATTTCTCAGACTATGCCATTGAATTGGGTTCATGGCACAATGGTAGAGTGACTTTTGACGACAATACTAGAGATTTGCCTATTGACCTTTTATCTCCGGAGGCCAAAGAGAAGGCAATGAAATTTGGTTTCAAATCAGGATCAGTAGTCAAGTGCCCAATTCATCTGATTTCATTTCTAAATAGCAGGGACGCCGAAGATGCTAGCATCGAATATACATTTCCCGAACCAATCGTGAAACCGAATAGAAAAGACATATACGCATGGCAAGACTTCAAGCATGTGAAAGCAATCATCCCAAAACGGCTAGATGCTCCCCTCATTAGATTGCCCCAAGAGTTAGCAGAAGCAGTTTTTAATAATACTTATAGGACTGTAGACTATGTCCAGCCTCAATACAGGCAGCCCATATCGGGATTAGCGGCGTTATTGCAAGATTGTCAATCAGAATTAGACCTAAAATCGTGTAATGTCACTACCGAAATCAATCACTTAAAGCAGTTAATAAGACTGTCTTATGGCTTCGGTAGTGATATTTTAGCAGATACTGTGGAGAGCTGTACAAGGAAGTTTGTTAAAGATGACTTTGAGATTGCGATGGGAGCTACAATCAATTTTGACGATCAATGTACTCCCCTTCCAAGGATTAACAGTTTCCATGTCTTATTGACAACACTAAGGAATTTATTGGTAAATAGTCAACCCGGTAAATTGGCTACTACAAATATGTATTCCTTTATATTAATGAAAGATGGTAGGTATATCCTAAAAGGCTTAATGGAAGGATCAAAATTCTGGTTGATGGGCTGTGGGAATTTATTCTTTCTGAAGCACCAAAATTATAATAGAACTTTTATAGGAACCTCAGTTTATCTTGACTACACTATAACATATACTGAAGTTAGACAGACAATAAAGCTAATGATTAGTACGTCTGAGTATCAATGGCTGAGGGACATAGCCTCAATATTATTAGAATTAAGTGAAATGGATTGTGATCACAATGAGTCAGTGACGCTGATGAAAACATTTGAAGGTTTAGCATTACATTGTTCTGATTTGATAAATACTCCTTATATAAACTGGAATCCTGCCTTGGATACGATAAAGACATTTGTAGCATCATGTAATAAGTGCACAGGTGAAGAAGATACAATTGAGTCATTCTTTGACACTTTTTATGGAAATCATGATGCTGGATTAGAGTCTCCAATGGCGACTCGATTCTTCAGCGCTATGTGTAGATTGAATGGTAAAATGTTACAAGAGGTATCATCAATCCACAAGTTTCTATTTTATGCAGAAGTAGATTTGAATGCTGGCATAGATAGATACCTGGAAAGAGTACATACCAAGAGACCAACTGATGATGGATTCATTCAAAAGATGGTATTTTATGCCAGAAAAATGTTCACACTAGAATATATCAAGCGCCATGGAATAGCACCACGATTTAAGGTTGAAAATGACGCAACTAATCAAATCCACTATTGTGTAAGGAATAAATCAACTGAACAACTAGCACACGAAGCTTTGCAATGGTGGTCAGATGTGATTCCATATAAATGTCTTAGTGCAAAGATAACAGAGAATATCTTAGAAGTAGCGAAAGACAAAGGTGCATTGAAAGAAGACATAAAGTTTGCTCCTGGTGACTCTCGTAGAGAATTACTACAGGTAATTGAGGCGACATCTACACCATATGAAGAATTAGATTTGGATGCAATTCCTGAAAATGTCCTACAAAGAATCTTTATTCAGAAGTGTGAGTTACACCCAGTACCCGATAAGTATTGTGTTAGGTGTATAGCGAAAGAGAAAGAACAGAAATTGTTAGTTCGTTATTTCGGTAATGCAATCATGAAGCACAAGCATGGATTATCATATAAGATGTTGAAAGCTAAGCAAGCGTTATCATATTTTGATTCTGAAATGATGACGAAACCAGACAAAGTTAGGAAGTTGAAATTACATAATATGGCACAAGAACTAAATAAACCAGGGATATTTAATTTGATGCTAGATATAGAAGGTCATAATCAGTCTATGCAGAAGCAGAACGCAGGTCCAATTTATGAATTTGTCGGCTTACTTTTTGGAGAAGAAAACTGGTCCAAATTAGCTGATTATTTTACAGCATTGACAGTATACTTCTATGATGAATTTTATGACCATGTTGTAGTGTCTCAAGGACAACTAGGAGGCATTGAAGGTTGGCTAAATCCATTATGGACATTGCATTCAACAATAGTCACTGAAATGATTCCAATTGAAACTACGATAAAACAAACCGATCGTGGAGTTTACTCTGATGACGTCACAATGAATATTGAGTTGATGGACCCAACGGCTGATATATTGAACTTCCAATTTACACAGATAACACAACATTATGGCAAAGCAGGTATGATCGTTAAATTGAGTCAGACTGCTCTAAGTAAGAATAGAGTGACACTCTTACGTAGTCATTATTGTAAAGGGTGGAAATCTGACGCCTCTATTAAACGATTATTGGCGGTTTCAAGTATGAATAATGGAAATTTTGCAAGTGAATCACTAGAAATTTCAGGGATAACCTCTTCTTGTTCATCAGCCTTAGAACTAACTGAGAATATTTTTACCCCCACATTAATTAAATGGTTTTATACTTGTTTAGTCTCTATTCGATTATTCGCAGCTTATCTAGAGAAACCAAGAAATTCTATGTTGTGGACTCATGATCACGCCCCAGAAGATGTTAAACAATTACTATACTATGATAAAACAGACAAGGACTGGATTAATAAGAGAACAAATTTAGAAGTAGCTAGAGACATTGCTGAGAGTGCCACCGATCACGGTATAATTTTACCTGGAGGAATGACTCCAGACGCAATAATTCAACTGTTATATAGAATTTATGGTGTCAATGCTCATCAATTTCAGGAGCTCCAATTAAGAGACCTGATTTATTTTATACTGCACAATAATGACACTATGAAAGATCTATTCTTCCTAATCTTAACACTTCCCACTTCGGTAGGAGGGAAAGGTGCCTCGTTATTAATTACGGATATGTTGTCTGGACATTCGGATGGATTTCATAAACAATTACATTATTTGCATAGATGGTTGCATGCTGGGAAAGGGAGAGGAAAATGGATCGAAGATATTATGGCTCATACTTTGAGAGTCCCAGAAACGGAATTTGATAAACATTTAACTCGTGAATTATGTACTAGTACTTGGCCGAGTAATACCTATATAATTACAACAGAGGGTATGATAAGCTCTAGATTACGTAAAGTCGTAAGGACAAAATGCAAAAATAAAGCCATATCGAAATTATTGGCATTAGATCAATATAGATCATCTTATTACACTAAAATTGCTGATACATGTAAAGAAGAATTGCAGCCTAGGATTATGCAGTTCTATGCTGAAAATAGTTGCTTCCATATATTAGATGTCCTTATTAAGAAAATTGAAACTTCTTCTGGATTCTGCAACTTAATTTATAATCTACCTGATTTTCGGAGAAAGATAGGAAGTAATGAATTAAACAATCTAGACAAAATGTTTAGAGAAGATAAAGGTTGGTTCCCAACATTAGACAGAGATGCAGATGTACTTCACCAATTGGTTGAGAGGAGGAATATGATGTTGCCAATATCTATTAAGCACAATGTTGAAGAACCCCTGTATGATAATGTCCTTACTATGAATGGAGGTCATCGCGGAACACTCCTAGTAGTCCCCGGATCAATGAAGACATTTCAAGACGGCTTAGAAGTAGTAAAGCCCCCAGTCTTTGGAAATGAAGCTCTTTACAAGGGAGAATTAGTGGCCGAGGAATCTGAACTCAGTAATAGTGAAGAAGTAATATGTGCAAAATTAGGATCTGTTACTAGATGGTTGTTAAATAAGAATGGGTTCCTCCCTAATGACTATTTCAAGGACAGAAAACCCTTATTCGTAGTTCTTTGTGATCTAGCTCTCTCTACACTAGTTCCATATACATTTGAAGATATTTTCCCCCTAGTCCCATCGACAGCAAAAGGAGAGATATTCCATAGGACTCCGAATATGCACTACAAAACTCGAGCTGTCCTCAGATCTCTTCCGAATACTGCCAATTTATATAATGTCACTCTAAATCAGGAAGAGATAAATCAGAGAGGATTACATGATTCTAACATTCACTTTGACTATATTACACAACGCTTGAAGCTAAAGCATGCTCTAGAATGGAAATACACCAATAATAAACCAAACATGAGGAGATATCACCTCAACGACAATCCCTATATTTTTGACGTTTCACAATGGAAAAATAGAATGCTAGCAGAGAGCATAAAAACAGAATGGATGCCATATACTACACTTGTTGCTCGTGATGTGAATTTCGGAAAAATCAGGTATGTTGCAGCCTCTTACTTGAATACAGAAGATTACGGGCAGGCTACTGAGCAATTAGGAGAAGATGTTGATACTGATCTCGATCTAGCTAGTGATAATATCATTATCAGCTTATTAGGACAATACTATAGAGCACTTCGTAAGAATAAGATGATACTAGGAGTTGACGTCTCACCTGAAATTATCTGGGAACCTTTAATTGCCCAATTGCAAACCAAATATAATTTACTTGTAGATAGGGGAGATCAGAGTAATATAGAAATTGTTTCTAAGTATATAAAACGAGCTAGGCAAAATTTCATCAAATTAAATAAAGCTTATAATACTAATCAAGTCTTCTTCGAAGCCAAGCAGCATTTAGTGGATGAATTTGAGGATTGTGAAGAATTGATTTCGAATTACTTATTGATCTTGTCCCAATTACAGAAAGAAACAGCGAAGCTAGGGAAGCTAGACACAGAGTTAACTAGTCGGTTAGAACTATCAGAGATGGAAGGTACCATTCTGCACCCTAGAAAGAATGCAATTGAGAGCCTATTAATCAAGACGTTGATTGATCATTGTCTTGTGGTGAAACAAGAAGATGACACATATATTATAGATCGACCAAAGACATACAAGATGTTTGATCTATTCATGGAGAAATACATCATGACGATAAAGAATGCGGAAAATATCAAAGAATTGTTTGATATCTTATTTCTGTCTTATGATGAAGATGATCAATATCATTTCCTGGAGAGATCCATGGATCGATTAGATTTAGCTCTAAAAGATTTTATTCCCATTGATCTGAAGATGCCATTGGATAGGCCCGATTATGGACATGTTGAATTCATTGAGAAAGAACCTATTGTTAATCCTCTCGTCGAACAAGTTAGATACATTACTGATCGAGTTGGATTTGAAATTTTCAGGGAGCAAGCGAAATTGAAGAAACTATTCAATCTAATAAGACATACATCTCAATTATATGCTCACCCTGGGATATTCCAATCGCCCACTGGTTCTGATTCATATGCCAGCCAATTTGGATTATTTAAAACCCTTAAGGAGATAGGATTATTGAAAGAAGATGATCATGTACTAGACCTAACTGCTGGTAGAGGCGATGGTCATTTAGCTCTAACTCGTCTTAAAGTATCTCACACATCGTATAATCGAGAAGATATATTTACATCACTTTACAGTGCTCAAGGAATTATTAGGACTGCAGAATATGATGTGTTGATACCTAATACTCTAGATCAATTAGAGTATGGCTCTTTCTATCACTTTGATATCTCCTGGACCGGTTCTAATAATTCAGATTTTAGTGACACATTAATGTATCTAATCAAGATGCAAAAGAAATTTAGCGTTAGATTGAATTCAATAGATTTTGATAAATTACCAAAAGATTGGGAGAAAGAGGCAGGGAATTATAGATTTCTAATTACTATTCCAACTATAGCTAATTTATTTCCATATCAAGTTTATCTAATAGCATATCCTACTAGAAACATAGATATACGCGATAGTGCATCAATTGAAAGCACTCATTATTGGAAGACTATACAAGACAGATTCTCCAGATTAATTAATATCAAGAATTTATTATTTGCTCCCAATGTCAGTATGGAAAATAGTGTATCAATCCTCATCGACAAAGAAAGAGATCCGGCAAGTCTTTGCATAGAATTGCTTGACAACAGAGAACATAATGCTATGAGATCTAAGTTGAATTCTATGATTGAAATATTGGCTAATCCTGAAATGCTAGCTATGCCTAAACATTATTATCAAACATTACAAACAGATCATGAACTGGATATCATAGATTGCGATGAGGATTATGATGCCACTAAATATGGATATCATAAAAAGATGATAGTGGGGGGCCAATCCAAGAGGAAACAAAAATTTTGGAAATTAACTAGAAATAAATTGTTAGAAAAGACTGAGCCTCTAGCATACATATCATTGGCAGCTGGAGCCGAAGATGCTATTAGCAAATTAAGTTATGATATACCAAATCCCAAGACTCGAGGGAAACTAGCAGCAATGGTAGATATGATGAACACAATGAATATACAATTCCCTGTAAGTATTGATGATCTTGCAAGTAGAGGTGACACATTAATCAATTCAAAGGATAATTTCTTGAATACTTCCCTGCCTTATGTCAGATCAGCGATTTTACTGATTTATCATTCCGCTTGCCTGGGAAATTATCAATCAGGATTACTATACTTATGGTCTCAATTGAAGCTTAGTAATAAGAACCCTTTCCATATTTATAATCAAATAGTGGTATATAGGAAATTGTCTGGTCTATATCACTCATTTAGAAATGATTTATTCTCTAATCCAAAAGATAATTCAGTATTCACCCGAATTCAAACAGAAATCATAGATGTAGGTCTGCGAAACCAGGATGTAAAAAAATATTATCAAACTCGGATAGATAAATCGAAGAAGATGTTTGATATATCGAGGACGCCAGATGTAGTAGAGTTGCGAGACTCTCTATTCGGTACTAAATCACAAGAATCCATGATGCAATTGTTTGAGAAAGTACTTGAGGATCCTGTAGCGAATAATGCTATATTTATGTCGAATGTATTAGATTCCACTATTGACGCTATGTTAGCCTCCGGAATTGATGATCAAGATCAAGTTAAAGAGCTGGGTGATTTAATGACTAATTTTTCTAATACTGATCTGGGTAAGAGTATAAACCAAGCACTAGAAAATATGGAGGACGATTGGTTTTTAGATGAGTAGTTTGATACTTTTG